GTTTATATAAAAGAAAGAAATGAAGAAAGAAAATATTAAATCATTAATCGAATCTGAATCAGATGTTCATTTAAACAATTTACTTCCTACAGAAGATGTAAATATTTTTAAGGAAATGGTAGAAGAACTTAAAGATACATGGACTAAAAAACAAGTTTTTAGAACAGAGACAGAAGCTAGAATATCCGTATTACAGGATATGAAATATCCAAATAAAGCATCTAAGTATTGGCAATGTGTTAGAGAACAAAATGTTTTTTTAGAAAACTTAATGACTTTATCTTTTGAATACAGAAGAAATGATATTAAAATTAAAAGATTAGAAAAAAAATTAAAAGATGAAAAAGATCAATTAAAAAAAGAACTTTGGAAAGTTGATCTTGATGAAAAAACTTTTTCAAAAGCTAGTATGGAGTTAGTAGCCAAAGATAGAATGAGAGAAATTAAAATGTGGTCTAAACTTAAAATAGAATTTGATGATGGTACTTTTGATACTAAAGATGTTAACAGACATCAACTTGAATCTTATCATCAAATAATGAAAAATAGAGTTGAAACAATAACATCAGGTACTTCACAACCAGAAGTATTTAATGCTGTAGGTCAATTAAAAACAATAGAAAGAGTAAAAAAAGATGGGGAGCTCAAATACGATAAGAAAGAAGAGATAACCTTTGGAAAACAAAAACCATAAGATCTTTTTTTTAATGGCAATGCCTAGGTCAGGTAATACCTTGTTTGCTTCATTAATAAATCAAAATCCAGATATAGCTGTAACAGCTAATTCTATTACATTAGAAATAATGAAAGATTTGTTTTTATTAAAACGCACTGATGTATTTCAAAACTACCCAGATCATAAATCTTTAGATAATGTTTTATCTTCTGTATATAAAAACTATTATAAAGATTGGAAATATAAATATATTATTGATAGAGGTCCTGCAACTGCAGAAGGTAATTTTATGTTGCTTAAAAAGCATTTAGGTCAGCCTGTTAAGTGTATTATTCTTTGGAGAGACTTATTAGATGTGTTTGCTTCTTATATTAAATGGTTTGAAAATGAACCAACAGCATTTCCAAATAGATGTAATAAAAATACTATAGAAGAAAAATTAAGAATGTTAATGAATAAAGAGGGTGCGATTGCTAAAGAATTAACAGCTATACAAAATGCACTTAAACCTGAAAATAAACATACGTGTCATATTATTAGATATGAAAACTTAGTAACAGAACCAGAAAAATGTTTGAGAAGTATTTACAATTTTTTAGAAATAGAGTATTATCCACATCGTTATCATAGCTTAGATCAATTTTCTGTAAATGGTTTAAAATACGATGACAACATAGTTGGAAACAATATGCATACGATAAAGACAGAATTAAAATTAGAGGAAAACCCATATAAAAAAATGATACCTAAAAGTATTATTGAAGAATATGGACACATAGTATTATGAACATATTAGTTTTTGGACTACCTGGATCAGGTAAATCTACATTTGCTAAAAAATTATCTACAGATAAACTAGCTTATTTTAATGCTGATGAAGTTAGAAAAATGTTTAACGATTGGGATTTTACTGAAGAAGGTAGAATTAGACAAGCTGATCGTATGTATGCTTTAACAGGTTTAGCTCATGGAAAATGTGTTGTAGACTTTGTTTGTCCTTATGATGAATTTAGATCTGACTATGATATTACGGTTTGGATGAATACTATTAAAGAAGGAAGGTTTGAAGATACTAATAAACTTTTTGAAAAACCTATTACAGTTGATTATGAAATTAAAGACTATAATTATGAAAGCATTATAAATGAAATCAAGAATAGATTATAATAGACCCACTGCAATGATGTTGGGAAGATGGCAACCTTGGCATCAAGGTCACCAAGAATTGTTTAAAAAATCATTAGAGAAAACAGGTCAAGTTATTATTATGATTAGATCTATGCCTAACTCTAAAGATAATCCATTTGATATAAAAAAGGTAGAACAAAATATAAAAGAAGCATTGGAAAGTTATCACGGTATGTATGAAATAATAGTCGTGCCTAATATCACTAACATTTGTTACGGTAGAGGTGTTGGTTACAAGATAGAAGAAATAGAATTACCAAAAAAAATACAAGCCATATCTGCAACTAAAATTAGAGAAAAAATGAATGAAATTTAAATTTGTTAATTTAGGTCAAACAGTCATGAAATATGAAACACCTTTAAATATATACAACGCCATTAATAGTATATACGAAAATAAATTTTCTATTTTACGCAAAGCTAATAAACAACTTATTGGTAAGATTGTTAATGAGCATTCTGTTTTTTATGATGGAAACGATGAATCTAAAATGAAAAAACATGACCTTCTACCCTTAGAAGTAAAACAATGGTTTATTGATATGTTCAAACATTACTTAAATTTTAATTTTATTAAACAGTATGATCTACACTTAAATTCTATATGGATTAATGAAATGAAAGTTAATGAATACAACCCAGTGCATGTACATCAAGGAAGCTTGGCTACAGGTTTATCATCTGTTATGATTTTAAAATTACCTTCAACTTTTGGTGTAGAATATTCCTCAGAAGAAGATCCACAAAATGGTAAATTACAAATCTTAGGATCATCTTCTGGTCAATTTGCAAAAATAGATTATCAACCAGAGGTTAGTGAAAGAGATTTTTATATTTTTCCATATGATATGAGGCATTGTGTATACCCTTTTAATGGAACAGAAGAGACAAGACGAACTCTTGCAGCAAACTGTGATGTAAAATATAACCCAATAATAAATAGAGGAGCAGAATGATAGAACCTTATTATCAAATATTTAAAGAAAAACTAAAAGAAGTAAAATTTAAAGATATGAAAACTTTATTTCCAACAGTTGGTAAATTTTTAAAAGAAGTAAACCCTGATTTAGAAAAAAATAGATTATTGTGTCCAATTGTCTTAGATAAAGATGGAGTTACGATTAAAAGTGGTACTCATAGATATGAATATTTTAAAGACAAGTATGAATCAACATTATGTTATGTAGGTAATAATGGAAATGAAACAAAATTTTTTCAGTTATTAAATGTATTTTGTTGGAGAAATCATCCAGTAAAACAACCAGAGTTTTTAAAATCAATGTATGAAAAAGTAGCAGAATGATTATAGTAGAACCAAATTGGAAATCTTATTTAGTGCAAACTACTTCACCTGTTTTTACTCCCGAACAATGTAAAATTATAAGTAAGGTAGGACGATCAATGCCAGCACAAAAAGCAGAAGTTGGCGGAGCAAAAGGTGGTGAGTATAATACTAAAACTAGGTTGTCTCATATCAGTTGGATTCCTTTTGAAAATGTTGAAACTAAACCTATGTATTCTATATTAGAAGACCTTATGCATAAAACTAATAGAAGACATTTTGGTTTTGAAAATATGCAGATTACTGAGCAAGCTCAGTATACAGAATATCCAGAAGGTGGATTTTATGACTGGCATATGGATTGTGATTTAATTATGAAAAAGGAGCCTCCTGTTAGAAAAATATCTATGACTTTAATTTTATCGCCAGATGGTGATTATGAAGGTGGCGGATTAGAGTTATCTCAACAAGGAAAAGTTTTAAACCCTAAACAAGGACACGCTATTTTTTTTGCAAGTTTTATTAATCACAGAGTTGTACCTGTTACTAAAGGACTTAGAAAATCTTTAGTTATGTGGTTTGGAGGAGAACCTTTTAAATAATGAATAGGGAACTTTGTTTTGCTACACCTGTTTACATTAAAGATGTAGGCACACCTGAATACAACAAATATTTAGAAGAAAAAATTATAGCTTGGAGTAAACAAGATAAAGGTGTAGTTAAAACTAATGTTAATGGTTGGCACTCTAAAACAGATATGCATAAAAAACCTGAGTATAAACATTTAGTAGAAGAATTATATATAGCTCAAGAAGAAATTTATAAAGATGAATGTTTAGATAACAGTCCTCATTTAGGAAATATGTGGGCTAACATTAATTACAAAGGTGGTTTTAATAGACCACATATTCATTCCAATTCTTTATGGTCAGGGGTCTATTATGTTAAGACACCTAAAGATTGTGGACATTTAAAAATAGAAGACCCTAAATCAGTATCTCTCATGGTTCGACCTAGAAAAACAAAAGAAAAAGAACCACAACATTTATGGAGAGAAGTTCATTTTGAACCCGTGGCGGGAAGACTTATTATGTTTCCAGCTTGGTTAAATCATATGGTAGAAACTAATCAAAGTGATGAACCTAGAATATCAATATCTTTTAATTTTTTACAAGAAGGTATGTTTGTATGAGTTTTGAACAGACAAAATATCAAGTTATTAGAAATGCTATCTCTTATGATTTAGCTAATTTTTGTTTTAATTATTTTTTACTTAAACGAGATGCTATTAAATTTATGTATGATAACAATTTTATAGCAGAAAATGGTATGTATGGTACTTGGAAAGATCCACAAGTACCTGGAGTATATTCTATTTACGCTGATCATGTTATGGAAACCTTACTGGTAAAAACTTTACCTGTTATGAAAGAAAAAACAGGTTTAGATTTATTGCCTACTTATTCATATGCAAGAGTATATGAAAAAGGATCTATTTTAGAAAAACATAAAGACAGACCGTCATGTGAAATATCTACAACATTAAATTTAGGTGGTGATTTATGGCCTATTTATGTGGAAGGCATTAAAATTGATCTAAATCCTGGAGACATGCTTATATATGCTGGTTGTGAATTAGAACATTGGAGAGAACCTTTTGAAGGAAACATATGTGGTCAAGTCTTTTTACACTATAACCATGCAGATGGACCCTTTGCAAAAACTAATTTGTATGATAAAAGACCCCTATTGGGTGTGCCCAATATTCGTTGATCTACAGCGCGATTTAATATAATCTAAATAAAACAGGAATTTCTATGCTACAAAAATTAGGCTTTTTGCCTGGCTTTAATAAACAAGTTACTTCAACCGGGGCCGAGGGACAATGGACCGGGGGCAATAACGTAAGGTTTAGATATGGATCACCAGAAAAAGTAGGTGGTTGGGCTCAGCTTGGAGCAACTAGTTTAACTGGAGCCGGTAGAGCCATACATCACTTTGATGATAACGCAGGTATTAAATATGCTGCTATCGGAACTAACAAAATTTTATACGCTTACTCAGGTGGAACTTACTATGATATCCATCCTATAAGACAAACATTAACAGGTTCAAATTTTACAAGTACATCTTCGTCAACAACAGTTACGGTAACATGCACCGGGGCTCATGGATTAATAGAAGATGATATTGTTTTATTTGATACTGTAACAGGTTTATCAGGATCTACATTTACAAATGCTACATTTGAAGATGTTAAGTTTATGGTAACATCAGTACCTACTACAACAACTTTTACAATAACTATGGCTACTCAAGAAGCAAGTACGCC